GCTTGGCCCTATTCGTTGCGATAGCGGGCATCAGGGCCACCTAATCGGGCCGGGCTTGGCCCTGCGGGCAAGCTTCGCGGCCTTCCGGCGCTCGTGGCGGTTCTGCGGAAGCTGATCTTCAGGAGTGGTTGCCATTACTTCAAACCCATAAATGACCGGTCCTTGATCCAAGTAGCTATCCACCGAAGACGCGGTTTGATCGCTGCTCGTCAGATAGGAACAGCAGCCTGATGTATTGGTCCTTGATAAGCCGGGCACCATTCAGCGACCCCAAATCCATACGGGGGTCAGGATTACCAACATGACCAGCGTCAAGAAGGCCCCAGCGATAATCAAGGCACCGACGAAGGCTTGCGCGATCTGACCGGCGATCTGAAACGATGCCGATATCATCAGGACGGGTCCACTTGGACGACTTCGCCATTCGACAACGTCACGATTGCCCCGGCAGGATAATCCCGCGAATTCAGCGTGACCACCGCTGTGCCCTTCTTGGGGTGAATGAGGATCATTTGCTGCGTCAGCGCCGCTGCCCCAGCGGTGTGCATTAGATATCCACGAAGCCGTTTCATCGAAGTGCCTTATTTGCTGAAGTCCGCACGGAAGTCACAGCCTTCCCATGTGGCGTTGACATTGTATTTCGATTTGCACCTGACCTTGATATCGGCAGGCGCAAAGACAGTTTGCCCGCCGCTTTTCGCGGTCAGGTAATCAGCCAAAATCTGTTTCAATTCGGTAGCATCGATGCTGCCGGAAACCACGATGGTCATAATCAGCTCCGTCTAGGCAGCGCGATCCATTTTCTTGCTTTGACGCAGCAGCTTGGTCAGCACATTGACCATTGCGGAGTCAGCCCTTGGTAGCTTCGGCTGATGCTCTTTCGGTGCCGCCTGCTTGCCCGGCTGCTTGTCGCCGTCTTCTTCGTCATCGCCTTCGCCGTCATCTTCGTCGTCGCTCTGATCATTCCCGCCACCACCACCGTTCTGCATCATTGCGGCCTGCGGGTCGAAGTTCTCCAAGGCGTCGAAGTCGAGCATCAATTCGTTCGGGAACAGCAGCTTCAATTCGTTGAAGTTGTCCGCCAGCCATTGAATGATGATGTTGCGATTGTCGGGATCGACCGCAGGAAGCAGGACTTCGACCGCTTCGATCATCGCATCCAATCGGGTCTTGTCGACCTTCTGCTGTTCCGATGGCGGTTCGGTCAGCAGCGAAGGCCATTCAAACGCGAACGTGTTCACCCAATCGTAGAAGGCTTCGGTATAGGATTTGGTTTCGTATTCAGGGAAGTCAGCCTTCAGCGTTTCGTAGAATTCCGGGGTCCACGCCTTGTACATGCAGACCTTGTCACAGAACTGATACAGGGGCCGCAGCCATGTGCGAACCCCGTCAATGTATTTGGCGATGTTCTTGGCGTCTTCGGTGCCTTCCGCCATCCCGCCGACCATTGTCTCATTTTCCAGAAGCTTCGCGGGCATGTCAGCAGCGGTCGCGATGTTCTTCAGGATATTGGTGCGCACCACCTGATAGGGGCCGTCCAAATTGCGGAAGTTCAGGCTTTCGATTGCATCGTCCGGGCCGATAGAAATGACCCCGCCCGTCGATGCTTCCCTGATCATTCCGCGCTTCTGGCCCCACACCAGTTGCATCATGTTGTTGATGATCGACCCCGGTGCTTTGATCTTGGCAATCAGAACGCCGACCTTCACCGTGACCAAGTCATCGGTCAGAAGCGTTTGCAGAAACGACTTCAGCGGGAACAGCGCTCGCTGGTAGACGCTTCTGCCGACGAAGCCAAAGGCCGATTGTGTGAACGCGATATAGATCGGCTCCTCATTCAGCACCACAACGCTTCGGCTGCGATGGAATGCGCTGCCCTGAACGCTGACCTGATCGGGTTTCATAAAGTCGATTGACAGCGGGTTCTGGTTCAGCACCAGCGATCCGGCTGTATTCAGGGGATCGTAGACGTTGAAGCTGGTCTTCAGCTTCGACAGCTCTTTGTAATCGAGCGGCCTGCCGGGTGGCACGCCTTCTGCCATCAGGGTCAGCGTGGCGATCCCGTAGACGCGCGACAGGGATGCGACATTCTTGATTGCGCCATCGCAGCCAAGCTTGGTCCACATTTCCTCAAAGGCATTCTTCACGCGGTCTTGCGGCGATTTGCTGACCACAATTTCGCGCTTCTGCGATTGGGCCATTTTGATCGGGGCTTCCGCCATCTTGGCCCCAAGCGGGTGGTACAGGTAGATCGTCTTGCAAAGCTGATACGACGGATCGTCGCCCGGCTGTATATCTTCGGCCTGCAACAGATCGGACAACTGGTTGCCCAGCGACGATCCATTGATGCTGATGCTTGCTGGCATTTTCTACCTTCCCTGAATGCGGCGGGGTGGCGGGGGTTCACTCGCCACCACCCCTATCGCCTGCGGTCTTCCGGTGAACTCGGATCGCGGGCGAATGAGAATTGATCAGCCCGTCCAGTCCGTCCAAGGCGGGTCCTTCGGCAACATGCGATACCGGCTCAGCGCCCATGCCAAGTGGCAGAACCAACCCGATCCGAAGGCTGCGATCAGCGACCAGTAAAGGTGGTTCATGGGGCTGCTGCGTGGTGAATGTCGTTCAGCTTCGCGCGAATGGCAGCGGCATCCGATTCCGACATTCCTTCTTCCGGCCTTGGCTGATGCCCGGCCTGATGATCCATCAGCCAATCAAGGTGCAACGCCGCAAAGGCTTTGTGCGCGGCATTGTCGAGCGTGGCGATGTATGCGTCGCCTGCTTCGGTCATTTTCTTCAGCCGTAGATCGGCAGCGGCCTTCTTGATATCCATCAACCATTCTCCATTGGTCAGTATCCCGACGAGTCACCCAACGCCAACGATATGCCATAGCAGAAGCAATCCAACAGATCGTCGGCCCGCTTGTTCGCATCCGGATCGGCAACCCTGAAGCCCAATATCTGCGACATCATTTGATTGCGGGTGCTGCCCTTGAACGTGGTCACCTTGTCATAGGCTTGCTCGGTCACCTTGACCAAACCCTGATAGACATAACCGCTGACATTGATCGCCCGCTCGTCCTTGCCCTTGCTCACCAGCTCGGTGTCAATGGCTTGGGCTTTCCATCCCCGCTTCACCGCTTGCTGAAGCAGGATCGTGCCGCTGTTTGTATCTTCGATGAATGCACCCAACGATCCAGCGCGGGCCTCGTATTCCTTTGCGAAGGATTCCAGCAGCCGGAACACATTGGGCAGCCATGCTTCAAGGCTTGCGCCTTCGATCTGTACAAGGTCCCAATCCAGAATGTAGAGTGTGTTCCCCTTCGATTTGGTGAAACCGAAATAGATCACGCCGGTGCCGTCATTCTCCTTTCCGGTCTTGATGGCCGTATCAATGACCGCGAAGACGCTGTCGATCCGCTTGGGACAGACCGCAGGCTTCCCATTGATGAGCAGCTTGTCCTTGCCGAAGAATGCAATGCCTGACCAGTCGACGAATTCGGCCAGGTATTCCTGCTGATAAACCAACGGGTGGTTTTCAGCTTCCAGCTCCTTGAAAATGACTTCCCTGCGGGCCAGCCACTCGGCTTCGGTCTCATGGGGATCGCGGATCGGGATGAGGGGATTGTCGAACGTGGGCGCGTGGAATTCTACAAAGCCCAGCTTCTTCTCATTGCAAATCTTGTAAAGGAAATTGTCGGGATCGTTTCCGTTGGTGTTCGACAGAACAATCGCGCTGCCCTGATAATCCAACAGCGTGGGCCTGATCGATTTCTCCCAAATCCCCAACATATTGTTCTTGGTGAATGCACCTTCGTCGATGATCACCTTGTGATAGTGCCGGGATCGCCCGGCTGACTCGTTGTCCAATGTCCAGAAATCAATCCGGCCACCGCCAATGGTACGAATGACCCCTTCGACCTTGCTGCTACTGGTCCGGATCGGCAGGAGCATGGCAGCCAGATCGTTGAAGGCTTCGCTCGATTTCTTGTAATCCGGAGCGAACCAACCGATGCACTCCTGATTGATTGCGCCATCAGCGGCAATCACTTCACCGAATGTGGTCTTCCCCCATCGCCTTCCGCACCTGATGGCCTTGAAGCGGGCCGGGTAATCGAATGCTGATACCTGCCCGTCATGCAGGGTCGGCAGTGACACATGGACATCAGGCATGGGGATTTGCCTGAACCCACGCCCGCATGGCCCCGCGCAAATCGCAGTATCCGCAGAATTCCCGAATGGTCTTACCGCGCATATCGCACCGCGTCAGAACAGCCACCGCATCGCGGGCAAGTGTGAAGGCGGTACAACCATATAATCGGGCACCGCACAGGAAGCATTTTCTGTCAGGCATCAGCGAGGCGAATTGCAGAACCAGCAATCCCATGAACTGTCGTTATTTCGCCCGCCGCAGAACGAGCATAGCCACTTGCAGATCGCACGCATCGATTGGGGTCCATATTGGGGAAAAGGATCAGGGGCAGCCGTTGTTGGCCTAACGGATTTCCGCCCCTGATCAGTTATCCCGTCCGGGCTCGGGTGAGTACCGGACGGTAAGGGGTTTGGTTGGTGATCTCGGTCAAAGCATCGTCCCGCATGACATGTGCATTCTCTGTGGGCGATCCATTAGGCCCGAAGCAAAGCTGCCCGGCTGAAGCCCCGCAATAGGGACAAGGGATTTGGTAAAGCATTCTGCCGGTCTTCTGTGTCATCGCCTGATCTTCACATAGACATGACAGCCAAGCACCACGATCCAGAAACCGGCGATCCCGCCCGCGATGCCTTCAAGGAAACAGACCATCAATGCACCGTGGTTATCCCGGTCGGCGCTGGGGCCGGTAATGCAGGCCTGCGACGTGGAAGCCCGCCTTCGACAATGATGCGGGTATCCCGATTGTCGGGCACATCGGCTTCCCTTGGTATCTCACGCCAACCCGCACGGCATTTCAGGTAGAAGCAAATGGCCCAAGGCTGACCCTTCTTCAGTGCATCGTAAAGCTTTCCCACCGCCATTCCTGTGAAGCTGTTGACCGCCTGATCGAGCTCGAATGCAAAGTGGTCCTGAAGGGTGGTCAGGCTCATGTGATAATACGAGGCAATTTCTGTCTGCTTGACGCCTGCTACGACCAATGCCCTGACACCCGCTTTCAATTCCGCTGTCGGTTTGAATGTCGGCCTGCCGGTCTTCTTCCATTTCTTGTTCGGATCGATGGATTTGTTGACCAATCCTTTGGTCGTCAGGACCGGCTTCTTGGTTCTGCTGGGCTTTGGTTTCTTGCGGGGCATCGTTTCTCTTTGTGTTATGGTATCGGGTACTTTGGATTATGCGGCCTTTTGGTAGCTGGGATTGAAGACCACACGCTCATGATAATCGCACCACGGATTGGTGATGCTGTCGGTCTCATGGCCGCACATTCTGAAGTTGTGCTTGGCCGGGTCAT